CTAGAGCCATTCAATAGTAACTTGTTCATCGTCGATATAAATCTTATTAATTAGTGATTTTAAATAAAGTTGCTTTTCTCTGAACTCTAAAGAGTTAAAATCAACTGTTGCTAAATCAGCTAAATTTTCTTGTATCTTTTTATTTTTCTTCAATTCTTCGTTAGCTTCTATTTGTGCTTCATAATAATTAATTTGAGCATCTATATCAGACATCATAGCATCAAGTTCTGAAACTTCGTAAGAACCGCTGATATATAAATCAAAAAGCCGCTTCTTTTTTGTGTGTTCTATTTTAAGTTTTTCATTTAAGCTATCTAATTCATCTTCTTTATCTACATTCCTAGAAGCGAAACTATAGTTATTCACGCGATCAATAATTAATTCCTCGAGTTTGTCAGCTCTCCAAATTTTATTTCCGCATTTTTCTAGTTCATGAGTATGTTTGTAAGTCTTGCAACTATAATATCTATAATGATATTTTTTTCCGCGGGATACAGTATCTTTTCTCCTATGAACAAACCCTAGTCCACATTTTCCGCACACTACCAAATTATTTAGCAACGATGCTGAATCTCTATTCATATTCGGATTCTTACCCATGCGAGAAAATATTTCTTGAACTCGATAAAATTGTTCCTCTGAAATAATAGGCTCATGAACACCTTTTGTATGCACTTTATCCGCATAAGATACATAGCCACAGTATAAATCATTAGTCAGCCAATTGTTGTAACTGCTATATGATTTCACTTTGAATCCTATTTTTTTTAGTCTCTTCTGTAAAGTTGTAATGCTTTTTTCTTCCTCAAAAATATCATAAATCATTTGTAATTGTTTTGCTTCTTCTTCATTAATATATAATTTAGTGTCTATAACGTCATAGCCAAATGTTCGTCCTTTGGCTGTTGTAAGAGGAAGCCCTGCTTCAATACGCTTAATTTTCCCCATAACCATGCGATCTCGTATTGTTTCGCGTTCTAATTGTGCGAACACGGACAATATACCAATCATTGCACGACCGAAAGGAGAACTTGTATCAAGCGTTTCCGATAAGCTAACAAACTCTACATTATTTTTTAAGAAGTATTCTTCAATAAGCGTTATCGTATCTCTTTGCGAGCGGGATAGTCTGTCTAATCGATATACGACTACAGCATCAATTTCATGTAATTTACTTAGCATTTCATTTAGTGCGGGACGATTCATATTTGAGCCGGAGTATCCGCCGTCAATGAAAATATCGTATACGTCCCAGTCCTTCGAGCGGCACAAGGCTGTTAGCTTTTCAGTTTGAGCTTGTATAGAGTAATTCTCTATTTGTTCTTGAGTAGATACGCGTATATAAATAGCTGCCTTCATTTCCGTTCTCCTTTCGCACATACGTTCTTTTTTTGGTAAAAAGAAAAGCCCGGAGGCTTTAATTAGTTTATTGATATTATTCCAAGTCAAGCGCTATTTGTTGTGCACCTTTCAGGTGTTCTAAAACTTTAGTTACAACAAATTCACTTTTCAAACCATTGCTTGTAAGTTGTTGGTTGTTTTGTAGAATTACTCTTAGTGTATCTGTAGAACCAAATTGCTGTTGGTTTTTTTCGACCGCTGCTATAAATTCCTCGTCTTCTATCGAAGCGAAAAATTGATTGGTTCCATCCGAAAATTTCCATTTCCCGTGTTCAAAAGCTACATTTATAATTTGAAGATACACTTCAGATATAGTTGGTTCTAACTCTTTATTTTTAGTCTGCGGGACTTCGAATAAAGAATAATCTTCTTTAAGAATAGTATAAGTCTCTTCTTTGGAATGGTAATAGTCTATTCCTTCAATACCTTCATTTTCTAATGGTTGGACAAATTTACGAACACTTTTTCTAAATGTAATACTTTTACAAGACTCTACGACTTCATTCGGGACAGTAATAGAACTATTATCATCAAATGTAAGGGTTGTATGTCCATCTTTATTCTCATCTTGATTAGTCATTTTATGGGATTTTAATTTTTTTATGAGGGGGATGGCTGCTAAAAAAATACTTACATAAGATGCTAAATTCAGTACTGCTTCATTCTCTTTATTAGTCAATAAGCTAATAGCTTGATTTAATAGATCTTTTCCATTTGATAAGAGTAAATCTACTATAAAAGATCCTTCACTTGTGGCTTTAATATCTAATGAAAGTTCTGGTTCATTGGGATTTGATATTTTTTGAATTTCGTGAAATGATTCTGATAAAGCAAGTAAGGAAGGAGCTAAATCTTTTATAGGTATTCTGCCATCTTCTAAAGCATTTCCGTAATATCTTATCGAAAAATCATACTTTGCCATTTTACTCCCTCCTTTTAAAAAAATTTTCAATTGTTGTTTCAATCTATTTACTATATCTTAGCATAATTCTTAGCAAAGAGGGTAAAAATCTGCAGAGAAATAAGCAAAAAAACAAGCTTATAACTTACTTTGTTAATGAAATTAAACAAAAATCAGCAGAAAAACTGCAGAAAAATGCGGAAAGGTAAAAAGAAAAGCCCGGAGGCTTTCTTTAAAATGGTATACATAAGATGAATTTTGAATTATAATATAAATGAAATGAGGTGTAGAAAATGTTTAAAATTTTGAAAAATAGATATTCTTACAACTCGGATCGTGTTCATTCTGCGCATGTTTCGCATAATGAAAAAAGAAAAGATTTGAAATTAAGAAAACAAATATTAGAAGATAATATCAAATTAAGTCGTCATCAAAGTAGAGTGCAACGGGAGAAATAATGTAGTCTTCATTAGAAATGAAATCTACTAATTTTACAAACTCTTTAAATGTTTCGTTAAGAGCTTGGGGATATTGATTAAGATCTTGGTCACGAAAATATTTTTCATCAATTAATCTTTCAAACTTACCAGTAACCTTACCTATTATTGTAATTAAATTTGCTTGATTATCAAAATTATATTTAAATGATAACATTCTTATATCCTCTCTAAAGTATTTTTCTTTAAGTGGTATAAGGATGTTTTCTTCTTTTAAATAATAGTTAGTAGGAAGGGCATCAACTACTACATCAAACATAGCATTCATTAGATTGAAACCATGTTCAGCTCCCTTATTAGTTTCTTCCAATTCTTTACGTAAATGCTTAATTTGATGTTTTATTTCATTTTTTTGATCTTTAGAGGCGTTCTTTGCTTCGTTCTCGAGAAATTCCAAAGATTCATTAGTATCATGATTAGTAAAAATTAACATACTATCCAGTATTTTTTTACTGTAAAGGGAGCGTAGGAATTTATAATCTATAAATCTAAATGGTATAGTAAGCTTTACATATTCACCATTTTTAGCATCTTCAATAGTTGTTTTTAATTTTTTTTCAGTAACCAAATATTCTTCAAAATCATTAAGAGCATTATCATGCATCTTTTTACTTATAATTTCTTGAGTTTCTTGTGTCTGCATTACACTATGCTGATTGTTCTCATCGGTCGAATAGTTATATTTACCTTTTAAAAAGAGCAAACTACCTTGAGTACTGGTTGTGGATTTCTCGCCAGACTGATCAGTTGCATGTTCTCCGTTTGATTCCTTTGAACCGCTTTCTAAATTCACAGGCAAACCATCATAAACTTGTGAAATAAAAGAGTTTATGAATTCACTGTCCATATATATCATTTCTTTCATTTTTTCCACTCCATCCCTAGCCCGGAGGCTCTCTTTATTTTACATATTTTACAAATCTTTCGAGCTTCACTATATCTTTTGATGTAATGTTTAATTCTGTTACTAAATCAATATCTTTTGTTTTATTGTAAAAGTAAAAAATTGCTTTTGATTTATTTTCAATTTGCGTTGAAGTACTGTTTGTTTTACCGCTACTTCCCGCTAACGCTCCTACTACCGTTCCTGCTCCTCCACCAACTATTCCTCCAACCACTCCGCCAGCTATAGTTTTCCCAGCTTTACTATTAGTTTTAGTGCGAGTGTTGTAGGTCGCGCCTAACCACTTGTAATCAACAAAATAAAATTCATCGTCTGTAACAAGACCGTTTTTTGATAAAAATATTATTTTGTTTGAAGGGATTAATTGAATCATGTTGTAAGTTGTTCCAGCTGCGCTTTTAATTTGAAAACCTAAATCTTGTTGAGCTAAACCAAAGTTCAGTTTAATATGAGGCGAATCTTCAGGAATTGTTTTTGTACTAAACTTTACGTATGTGCCTTTTTTCCTCTTTATTCTTAAAGCGAGCCAAATGAATAGGGCAGCAAATGCAAATTCAACTAATGCCATGCCTGGTAATTGTGATACAGCTAAAATAATAATACCGGTAAAAATAAACAAACCAGCTAGTGCAAATAAAGCTATCATCCCGTTATCTCCCTTTTTTTATGTACCCAACCCGCGGCCGCAACTGGTTACATAGTTATATTTTATTCAAAAGCCTTGCGACATCTTCTAACTTTTCGCTTTGACTTAATCTACTATCAATAACTATGAAAACTTCCTTTTTTAAAGTGAATGAACAAGAAGTAAATTCGTGTTCTAGTATCACTACATCATGTTGCATGTTCAGTTCATCTAGTTTTTTCATGTATTTATACCCCGTTGTTTTTTATTGCAACGTTGCACCTATATTATACATAATTTTCGTGGAATATATCACGTTTTCACACAATGTTAATAATTAACTTCAATAACAAGTAATTAAGTTACAAGTCAAGAGGTTTAATAGTAAATAAATTACACATTACTTCTTTTTTTGTTGCTCGTAATATTCAATAAATGTTTTGACCGCTTTAACAGCCTCCTCGTCATCCATGACACGTGCAGCAACTGCTTTAAAATCTGGATTTTCCTCTACGAACTTTGCCACGTCAGCATCTTTTTTTGCTGCAATATCTGTGATGTCTATTTCCTCTTCATTAGCATATTTTTTTCTTTTTTCTTCTATATAAGCGAGAATTTCCTCCATTTCCTCTTCTGTTGCGTCAGGGTCAATATGTGCTGCAATAGTATCAATTATCTTATTTGATTCTCCGCCTAACAAATAGTCTGTTGAAACATTGAAATATTTAGCAATTTTCATCAACGTTTGATAATCTGGTTCCCTTGAACCTTGTTCGTAATTAGCGATTTGCCCCCTAGAAAATCCTAGTTCCTCAGCTAATTTATATTGAGAATAGCCTTTTTTCTTTCGTAATTCAGCTAATTTTTTACTAAACATTTTATGCACCTTCTTTACTTTATATATATATTATAAGAAACAATTAGTTTCTAGTCTATGTTTTTTTGCAGTAGAAACAAAAAGTTTCTAAAAAGGTTGACAGAAACATAATGTTTCTGATATAGTGTATTTATAAAGAAACATAATGTTTCTCAGGAGGTGAAAAATATGAGAGATAAACTCGTTGAACTTAGGAAACAGAAAACAAGACAGGAAGTTTCAAAAGATTTAAATATAACTCCTCAGATGCTTGGCGCTATCGAGAGAGGAGATAGGACTCCTTCTTTGAAATTAGCTAATAAAATTGCAAGTTACTATGACGTACCTATTGAAGATATTTTTTTTAATCATAAAGACACGTTTTGTGTCTAAATTTAAAACCACCAAAAATAGGAGGCTAGAAAATGAAAGTAGGAGACATTTTAGAAATTGCGGGACGAGTAGTTGGAAGAATTGAGGAAACAACTGAAGGCACACTGCTTGTTAGGAAGGGTTATGTAACTTATCAAGGTGGACAAAAAGTTATTGTGCTTACCAAACAAGCAGTGTACTTAGATAGCGAAACAATTAAAAATGCATATTGGATTAAAACAATAGATTCATCGATTATTTCGGAAACCGTTAATCTCATTGCCTGCGACAACTTGATTCGCGAATTCCTGGACATGTAAATTTACCAGTTCGTGACCATCTACATGTTCTACTACATTAACTAGGTAATGCGGTGCTTTTATATTGGTACTTGAAATGACGTCACCTTTTCTAGGTAAATAATAGAGTTCCATATTTTGAAGAACTTTCCCTTCTTCAATTAGCGAAACTTTAATCATATTATCACCTCCAATCAAACTAATTATAGCAGATTGGAGAGTAACCAAAATGGGAGGCTAAACCATGTTAAGCGAAAAAGCAAAGGAAGCACGGAGAGTATACCAACAACAGTGGAGAGATAAGAACAGAGAACATGTAAGAGAATATAGCAGGAAATGGCGTGAGGAAAACCAGGAAAAACAAGAAGCTGCTATTAATAGATACTGGGAGCGCAAAGCGAATGAGTTAATCGCAAACTAATAAAGGAGGCTAGAAAATGACTGTTGATGAAAAAAATGAAGCTTTAAAAGTTGAAAAAGAAATCAGAGAATTAAAGAAAAGGGCTATAGACATTGGCGTAAGTAATCTGGAAAAACATATTAAAATTGGAGATTCTGCCATGGTTGCAGCCATAGCAGAAATCCTAAAATAAATCATTTTGGTAGAGCTTCGTACAAATGTAAAAAGTCTTTGGCAACTTTTTCAGCAGAAACTTCTGTGCTCCCGATAGAAGTTTGACCGATTGTGTTATTAATTCGAGCATTATGTTCTAACATTGCTTTAATTAATTCCAAAGAAAGATTTGCTTTTTCGTAATCCAAAATAATCACCTCCAATCAAACTAATTATAGCAGATTGGAGAGTAACCAAAAATAGGAGGCTAGAAAATGAAAAAAATTGCATTTACAAACTCTTTCCTAACTAAGAGAAATAGAAAAGAGTCAGTACTCACCATTGAATTAAGTATAACTGGCGAAGATTTTAGCGATTTAAGTATTTTGCCGGAACTTTATTCAGAAATTAATTCATTAGTTAATAGATTATCGGAAAAAACTAACGGCGATTTGGGCAAAAGAAAATAGGAGGCTAGAACATGAGTAACGAAGAGTTAACTTTGTCAATCAAAACTAGTCAAAGAGAAGATGGGTCTGCATATAATGCCATTCAACTTGGTGACTGGAAAGTAGGACGATTTGTAACAGGTGTTCATTTAGAAATACTAGGCGGTAAACGACCAAAGTTAATTATTGAATGCTATCCAGAAAGAATAGATGTAGATGGTTTAGAAGTAGAGGCTCTTTTAAAACGATTAAAGGAGGAAGAAAAATGAATGACAACATTAAAAAAGCCGGAAACGAAATAATCAAGGAGTTAGAAATATCATTTAATCCATACACAAGAGTAGTAATTACTGTAGATGGAGTGAGAATTGTTGAGGATTTAGCGTTTGAACCACTCCGTGTCAGTTCTGATACAACCGACACGAAGCAATGATTAATTAACTCTGTTATAACTATGAACTTTATCCAATTGAGACAAAGCAGTTCCTAGTGAACCAGAATGAATAAAACTTAAATACTCTGATTGAGAAACATTGTGATAGTGATAGATAGAGCCGTCATTAAATTCGATTTCTAAAATATCATTTTCCCAGCCAACGCTTCTGATTCTACTAGAGGAAACATGATTTCTTTGCATAAATATCACCTCCTTTCACAAAAACTATAGCATTGTGAAGGGGTGAACAGAAAGGAGAACAAAATGTCAAATTTACAAATCTTCAACTTTGAAGGAAATGAAGTAAGAACAGTATTTATTGAAAACGAGCCTCATTTTATCGGCAAAGACGTGGCAAAAGTATTGGGATATTCAAATAGCCGCGATGCATTAAAACGCCATGTTTTCCTTAAAAACAAGGGGGTCGTGAAACACGACTCCCTTGGAGGAAGCCAGAATTTAACCGCTATAAATGAAGCGGGTCTATATCAGTTGATTTTTAAATCAAAACTAGAATCTGCTGAAAGATTTCAAGACTGGGTTACTTCGGAAGTATTGCCATCTGTTCGTAAGCATGGAGCTTACATGACAAATGACACAATCGAAAAAGCAATCACTGACCCTGATTTTCTAATCAAACTAGCGACAAATTTAAAAGAAGAAAAAACGAAGCGGATAGAAGCGGAACAAAGGTTAGAAATACAAAAGCCGAAAGTGATGTTTGCGGAAGCTGTAAGCGATGCAAGAGGAACCATTTTAATAAGAGATTTAGCTAAGCTAATCCAACAAAACGGCATCGATATTGGGGAGAAAAGACTATTTGAATGGATGCGCCAAAGAGGATATCTCATTTCGAGAAAAGGCACGGATTACAATCGGCCTACGCAAAAAAGTATGGAACTGGGACTGTTTAAGATTAAAGAAACAGCGATTATAAGGTCAAGCGGAGCGCAAACAGCAATTACAGCAAAAGTTACAGGCAAAGGACAACTTTACTTTGTAAATAAGTTCTTAGAACAATCATTAAAAACAATTTAAGCGCCGCTACCACACGACGCTTACAGACAACTTAGTCACTGGGGAGCGACTAACAATAGTATATAACGATAAGTTGTTAATTAGTCGCAAAAAAATAAACAAAAGAGGGATTGAGATATTGTGTTTCAAAAATCAGTAACAGCAAGTCATGCGATGCAAGTTTTAGCAGAAACTCGCACACAAAAAGAGCTAGCAATAGACAGTTATGTAACGCCAGCACTGATAAGCAATCAAACGAAAGGGAAACGAACGGTTTCGCTTGAACAAGCGGAACAGTTAATTGATAGCTACAACGAACCAGAAAGCACTTTTATGTTTGCGCATGAATTTAGTAATGGAATGATACCACCGCTTTTCGACGGCTTAGACAGCCACCACGCTTCTTTAACTAACCGCTTTGAATTAGAAGTGGCGGAAGCGATAAACACGCTAAAAAACGGCTTAGAGACGATGACATTCAATTTAAGAAAAGGTGACATGCTACAACGAGAAGCCGCGAAACAAGCTATTTCAGAAATAACGGATGTTATTGCATCTGCTCTAACACTGAACGCAAGTATTGCAAGAACTTTCAACATAGACTTACAACAAGTTTTGAACAAACGTGATCAATATTATCAAAAATCTGGATTAGTAAGGAGTTGTGAAAAATGAACAAAGTACTTGTATCAGCTAACTACGAGGGTTATGAATCAAAAAATATTAATTTCGCGGAATTAAATAATATCGTTAAAGGCCGATTTGAAAATATGGACCAAAAAGAACGAAAAAAAAGAGCAGATAAATTTAATCAAAAATTTGAAGTCACTAAAGAGCTTGTAAATGGACATTTACGCGAAATTATTATACCGAGGCGCACACTATGAAAGGTCAAATGTTATTCAGCATCTTAGTCATAATAGCGGCGGCATTAGCGTTAATAAACTTATGTAATTTGATTTTAATTCTAATTTTAATTTAGGAGGCTACAACAATGGCAGAAAGAGTTTTCAGAAAGACAACAAACTTCGGAGATAGCGAAATTCATACAAATAGTAAAACAAAAATGATTGCTAATCCGGCATTTCAGCAGAAAATCCCGTTAAACGAAACAGGTTGCGAAAAAATGACAGACTATATCGAAGAGCTGAAGCTTAAAGGCTATGAGGAGGTCACGCGCTGATGGATTTATTTATTATATTGTTTTTCGTGTCGCTAATGTCAATGATAACAGGCTACTGGCTGAGAGGAAGTGATAAACGTGGTTGAAAATCCGATGGTTGTTGATGCTTGTTGGTCCAGTTTTGAAAGGATAAGCCAAATTTGGCATAACGAATATTTAGAGGAATTAGAGCGTACTAATGAAGAAGAGGCGGAAAACGAAGAATAAAAAAGACCCACATAGCAGTGTGAGTCCGGGATTTGAGATATTACCTTAATGAAATTATACCTTAAATCCAAAATTTAATCAATGGAGGGATAACATGGATAATTTTAAAACGATCCATTACGGCTTTAAAGTCGTGATACATGATTATGAAGATGAATTAACACCGCTTTATAACTTACTAAAGAAGCAATCAACTAACTTAGAAGGATCTAAACTATTTGATGAATTAATTGATATACATGAAAAGCTAGCTAAAAAAATCGAGCAGAGAGAAGGAATAAAGGCATGAAATTATACGAATTGACTCAAGCATATAACCAAGTTTTAGAAATGGCAGAGGACTTGGACACAGAAACACTACAAGATACGTTAGACAGCATTAGAGAACCAATAAAAGAAAAGGCTGAAAACATTATAAAGATGGTAAAAAGCATGGATGCAGAGGCTGACGGATTGGCTAAGGAAGCAGAGAGATTAACGAAGCGAAAAAAAGCGCTAGAAGCAAAAGCAAAAAATATGAAAGAGTATTTAGAAAGCGAAATGTTAAAAGTGGATATCCGTAAAATTAAAAGCCCCTTATTTACAATCAGCATTCAAAAGAACCCTCCTAGCTTGCGTTTAGAGGACGAAGAAAAGTTATTCATGTTTTTAGTCGAACAACCCAAAAAATTGGATAAAAAAGCTATTACAAGCGCTCTGAAAGAGGGCAGAGAAGTACCAGGGGCTGAGTTAGTACAAACTGAATCATTGAGAGTGAGGTAGGAATATGAAAACGAGCGAGTCAATTATTGAGATAAGTAAAGCATTATCTAAATTTCAAGAGCAAGCCGAACAACCAGCTAAATCAGCGGATAATCCATTTTTTAAAAGCAAATATGTACCTTTAGAGAGCGTAATTAGCGCAGTAAAAAAACACGCTCCCAAATTAGGATTATCTTATATCCAAATTCCGTTAACGGAAGAAAATAAAGTGGGTGTAAAAACGATTTTAATGCACGCTAGTGGTGAATTTGTTGAGTTCGACCCGTTTATGTTGCCTCTTGATAAAAACACAGCACAAGGAGCCGGAAGCGCTCTGACATACGCACGCAGATACACACTATCCGCCGCTTTTGGGATTGCAAGTGATGAAGATGACGACGGTAACAGCGCAAGTGGAAATACAAAGCCAAGTAATAAAAATCAAGCTAAACAGCAAACGCAAAACAATCATTTAGCGTCAGATGCACAGAGAAAGGCTATATTTGCAAAGGCTAAAGTTGTCGGGGAACCATTCGGACATGATGCTAAATTTGTTTTAGAGAGCTATAAAGTGACTGATACTAAATCAATGAGTAAAAGTGAAGCTTCGGCACTAATCAAGAGATTAGAAACAGAGATAGAAGCGCAAAAACAAGTTGAGTAGGAGGCAATAAGCTATGTCACTTGGGTGGATTAAACTGCATAGGGATTTAAAAGAAAAGCCAATTTGGAAAAGCTCTACACCTGAGCAAAAAACCATCCTTGTGACTTTGTTAATGATGGCAAATCACAAGGAAAATGAGTGGGAATGGAGAGGGAAACCTTTCAAAGCAAAACCGGGTGAATTCGTCACAAGTATCAAATCAATTACAGAAGAATGCGGAAAAGGTATCTCATCGCAAAATGTCAGAACAGCGTTAAAAAGATTTGAAAATTACGGATTTCTAACAAAGGAATCAACGAAGGTTAGCACCCTTATAAACGTAGTTAATTGGGGAGTTTATCAAGAGTTAGAAAACAAAACTAACACAGTTACTAACAAACAGCTAACAAACGACTCACAAACAGCTAACAAACAGCTAACAACTAACAAGAATGTAAGAACTAAAGAATGTAATAAAGATAACAACAACATTAACAACAGCGATTTAAATTTCAAGGATTTTTGGGAACAAAATGGATTCGGAATGATGCTACCGACTGAGCAAGAAAAACTACTTGCATGGGTAGATGATTTTTCTGGTAATCGAGAAATAGTTTTTAAGGCATTGGAAGTTACTTCCGAACAAGGAGCTAACAAACGTAATTATGCATACGTTAATAAAATTCTTAGAAACTGGGAAGAAAGAGGATTTAAAACGGTTGCTGATGTGAATGCAGCGGAAGAGGAAAGGCGAAAGCAAAATGAACAGAAGTATAACAAGCCCGCTTACGGCAAATACAACAAGAATCAGAAACAAGAAGTCTTGCCGGATTGGTTTGATAGCGAGGTAAAACCGCAAGTATCGACATCAGAATCAGAATCAAGCGGAGACTTAGAAAAGAAAGTAGCGGAAATTAAAGCGAAGTTAGCGGAGAGGGATGAGGTGCAGACGTGAAAATATACGAACAGCATAAAACCGATAAAGATCACGTTGCAACACCTCGCTATGTTGTTGAAGATATCTATAAATTGATAGAAATTGAGTCTTTTAAAAGTATCTGGTTCCCGTTTAACAACTATGATTCAGAATTTAAGACGATGGCAGACGAGTTGAAACTACAGTATAAAGCAACGCACATTTTTGATGACTTAGGTAATGATTTTTTTACTACAGAACCGCCAGCAAATTGCGATTTGATGATTAGTAACCCGCCGTTTTCGAATCAAAATGAAATTATTGAGCGTAGTTTTCAGCTAATAGACGAAAAGAAAATAAAGTCATTTGCTTTACTATTGCCGCTCTCAACTCTCGAAACTGAGAAACGAGCAAATATATTCGAACAATATAGCAACAAGTTAGCAATATTGATATTCAAGAAACGTATCAAATTTTTAGGACATACAACATCATTCAATAGAGGCTGTTGCTGGATATGCTATAACATTTCAGCGTTGGAAGATAAGCGAATTCAATGGGTTTAGAGGAGTGAGAGCATGACAGAATACGCCCTCTACAAAGGCGACGATCTGTTGAAAATCGGTACATTAGACGAATTAGCAGAGTTTAGAAAAGTAAAGCGTGAAACTATATTTTTCTACGCTACGCCTTCTTACAGAAAAAGAACGTCAGAGAAGGGACTAAGAGTTATAAAACTGGATTAGGAGGAAGCGGAATGACAAAAGATGGTACAAAAGAAGCTCTTGCAGAGGTAGGGGTTACTCGAAAAAATCGACTGCTAAGAAAGATATGTCGGCATAAGGATAAAGAGATATTTAAGGATACATCCTATGACGGGATACAAGGTGAAAGGCGTGTGGTGGTTTGCAGAAATTGTGGAGAATTAGTTTCTGATTTTATTGCAAAATATGAGGGTGGCGGCTTTAAATGAATATAATCAAAAAAGGTGACCGAGTTCAGACTGTAACGGATACAGAGTGCAATAGGGCGGAGAGAAGGAGGAAGCAGAATGAATCAAGCAGAACTAGATGTCGTTATAGAAAAGCATGAGAAATGGTTACGTGATGGATATGGAGAACGTGCAAATTTAAGAGGTGCAAATTTAAGTTATGCAGATTTAAGTTGTGCAAATTTAAGA